TGTTCCCCTATGACCACTACCAAAAAAACTTCCAGGAAGTTCTATCCAAGGTAATTGAGAATCTGGTAGTATTTTTTTGTCAGCAGGATGAACTCCCTGTATCCTAACTTTAACTCTATATCCCCAATTATTTAATTCATTAGCATCCTTTATTGGTTTATCAGTTCTGGGCCATTCACCTCTACCTACAACAATACCTTCCCAATAATTACCATGGGCATTAGTATCAAAAAGAGATCCAGTAAATTCCATCAGTTTTCGTATATTCTACATTCAAGAGCTTCTGGATTTTCATCGCAATAAAGCTCTAAGGCAGTTGGATCATGATCATCATCTGGGTGACGATCTTTATACTTTTCTAAAGAGATTAACTCTTCTTGAGTATGTCTTCTTGCTTGTGAAGAAATAGTTGGATCATCGAGTAATTTTTTGTCTCGATCTATATGATTATTAATATTGTCCATAGGATTAAACCTTTACTTTGGTGTTCTTCCAAATGATCCGCGAACCAAATTCATTTTAGTGAATGTTCTTTTCGGTTCTATAAAATGGCAAACATCGGATATCATATATATACCACTTATCTCTTTATCTGGTTGAGGATTATCTTTTGGCGTAGTTCCAGGAAAATCACAATAGATTAAGTCACCAGCTCTAATTGAAATATCTCCAGCAATAGTTATTGTTAAAACTAAAGTAAATAATTGATTATATCTCATTGCAGACTGTGCAATGACATTACCAGCATCTAAATTCTGAACAAATACACCTTTCAACTGTTGTTCACTGGTAGATCCATCTGGTAGTTGCCCAACATCCAATCTTCTTATCGATTTTCTAGAAGGTCCACTAAAACCAGGTGCCAATTTTGGCATGGTCTTTCCACCTAATTGAGGTTGTTTTTGAGAATCAACTAAGGCATATCCAAATTTATCCGTATATGGATCATACCCCTCAAGTTTAGTTCCATACCCACCAACAACCATTCTTTTTTGAACATCAATTGTTTTATCTGCATAATATTCTAATATTTTTCCAGTGTATCCAGAAGGAAGACCAGTATTCATATTATAAATGTATGATTTATATCCCCTCTTAGAATCTAATAATTTATCTATAGATTTAAAATTATATCCGTCATAATTTTCAAAAAACAAATATCCAGCAACCTTTCCTTTTGCACCAGGAACACCATCAGGAATACAAAATCTTGCCATTTCTGTACATAATCTCATTGGTTTTTTTGCATCACCAATAAAATTATATTTGTTGACTGTGGTATCAGTAAAAACTGGTTTAGAACTCTTAAGATATTCTTTTACTATTTTTTTGATAGAACTAGATATTTCACCATCATACCTTTTATAAACAAGACTTGATTCTTGTTCATTAATTAAAAACTCTTTAGTAACTAAATCTATAGTAAAAGCAGTTTTTTGAGTGTGAGAAAATATATTTCTTATTTTAGAAATATAAAGAGACTTATCTCCAGTAAATCTAATTTTATTTTCAGTCGGTTGATTATCAATAAATTCTAATTCTACTCTTTCAAATCCAGATAATTGCAACAGTTGCAATACATTAGACGCATTGGATCCCTCACCAGAATTTCCAGTATCAACAATTGTAGCAGTAACTCTTATAGTATTTTCCAACACACTTTCATAATAAGATAAATTTACAACTCCACCTTTTACATCGGCAGAATTACCATTTAGATTAGAATATATTTTGAATATTGAAATATTTGCTGGATTAGCAGCGATGTTTGGTGTGCTCATGCTAGTAAAGTTTCGATGTTTAATGCATCAGATGTGAAGGTACTACCAAATCTTGGTGGTCCTGGTGGAGATTGTTTAGATACAGTATTATTTACAATTTTTTCTACGGGAATTAATATCAAAGTGGGATTGTTATTATTTTCATAAGATGCATAAGAACTTAACACCTCAGATATTTGTTTTTTATTTTTAGCAGCATTTAATTTTGCTAACATTCCAGGATATTCTTTATTCATTGTTCCAGTTGTATCTGGATCTAATACCATTTCTGGTTTTTTAGTTTCACCAATTAAAGCATGAGTTGGTTTTGTTACTAATCCACCATGTTTATAAGCAACGTGAACGTGATCTCTATGCCCAGCATCATTATTTCCATGCAATAATTCCACAGGTCTAACACCTTTTAGTTTATTAAATTCAGATATTACTCTTAGAATTGGACCTTGTTCATGTGTATATGCACCAATGTCAATAGCACGATTAGAATAATGGAATGATCCATCAGCATGTCTACCACGAACTCCACCATGTTCTGGGTGTTCAGTAACTGCTTGAAATTGTGCTGGACTTCTTAACTTTTGTTTAATAAATCTTCCAAGTTCCCCTGCAATTTTAGTTCCAGCAGATCCATACCCTGATCCTAATTGAATATTAGGTCCAGATCCACCACCTTTCCCAGATGAAGTTGCTCCAAAATTAGGAACAGAGGCAACTTTATTATCTCTATAATTGTTATACCATCCAAAATAATTATCACCACCTTTTCTTTGAACACCTCCAGATACACTATACCCTCTAAAATCAGTTCTTCCTTGTATAAATTCTCTAGCATTTTTTTGCAAAGTTGGATCTAAAAGTGCCGCTGCAACTTTTTTCATTGCGTCTGGAGATTGCCCAGAAGCAGCAGATGCTGATTGTGCATCAGTAATATTCCTCCACTCTGGATTTGGAACTCCAATTGTTCCAGGTTTAGGGAACTTCCATGTTGGTTCATATTGCATTTGCCCAAGTATTAAATCTTTAATAGATTTTCCAGAGTATGCCCCAGATCCAAGTCTATTATAAATTGATTGAGCAACATCCGCCCATGCTTGAGGATCACCATCTTCTCTAGAAGCAATAGCAACTAATGTCCAAAAATCAGAAGTCCCACCCTGAACATCAACTTCACCATCTGGTGTGGTTTGACCACCTGGAACATTCCCACTAATTGGTTTCTTGTTTGATTCTTCTCTTAAAGCAGTAAGAATTGATGCTGCTTGTTTCTCTACTAAATTAGAAAATGTATTTGCTAAAATTTCACCAACCTTTGCCCCAAAATTTGGTCCTCTAGATGGCATATTGGGTGGAACAATACCACCAGTAGCCATAGCAAGAATAGATTTTGCAGTATCCTGAGTTGTCACTTCCATATTAGTATTAACTAATTCTTGTATAAAAGAACCAAATGCCTTTCCATACTTAGAATAAAATGCCTTGGTAGGTTTTTGACCCATAGCAAGATCAACACCAACAGCCATAGTCTGACTTAATAATGTAGATTGACCGCTTTTTAATATACTAGATGTAGTTTTTAAAGATCTAAGAGGACTAACTTGATCTAATGTATTGGGATTTTCCTTAGAAAATACTTTACTTATTACCTTTTCACCACCAATATTTTTACCAGGATCTGTTTTTGGTGCTTGTAATTTTGGTTGTTTAGGTGTTGTTCTTTTTACTTTCAGAGTTCTACCAATACTTCCACCTACAGCAGATCCACCCCTTGTAGGAGTAATTATTCCACCTTGAGCTTTACCTTTTACTTTTCTATCTTTTGCTTGTTCTTTTTTACCTTTAAATAGGATATCATATAATTTACCACCAGCCCAATCTCCAGCAAATCCACCAATAATAGCACCAATTGGACCACCAAACCCAGTGCCAATGGTTCCAAGAAGAGCAGCACCAATAGCAGAGAATGCTGCCCTACCTAATGGTTCTCCCATTGCAAGAGACAAACCAAAATCAATAAGTCCTCCTATTATAGGAAGTCTTTTTAAAAGAGGTCTAGTAAATTTTAAAACAGTCTTTGCACCAGACTTTCCAACTAACTTAACAGCACCAGATCTTGCCGCATTAGTTAATCTAGATCTACCATATTTTCCACCAAGATCCTTTACACTTTCTTTACCAAATTTATCAATCGCAGCGTCACGCCCATATCTTTCGGCGTATCTTCTCATTATTTTATTTTCATTAGCATTATATTGTGCATTTGACCAATCAGTTTTTCTAAAAACTTCTCTTTGATATGCACTACCACTTCTATTAAAAGAATAATTTCCTTTTTTATCTGTTGGTATTGGTTTATTTGTACGAGGATCTCTAAGTTGTTTCCTCTTTCCGTCTGGATGTTTATCTTTAACTTTATTAGCGAGGGCTGCTACACCCAAAGCAGCAATTATAGTATAATTAAGAACATCATTTAGATTTTTAGAAAATTCATCAAATACTTTTTCCGCACCAGAACCACCAAGTTGTTTTACAAATCCCTTAGTAGAATCATAAGCTTTATATCCCCAATCAATAAAATTTATTAATCCCTTCAATAAATTTTTACCCATCCAACCAATAAAATTTATTGCTGGAGTTATTTTACTTGCTATTGATATTAAAGTTGGTAGATAATCTATTGCTCTTACTGCAAGATAACCAAGAAATACATTTAAAATAAATTTCTTAATCCAATCAACTATTCCAAGTTTTGGTTTTGGTATATTTTTTAATATCTTAAATCCATAATCTTTCTTCTTTTCAAACTTTTCTTCTTTCTCAAGTCTTCTTTGATTTTCTTTTTGTATTCTATCTTTTGTTGCTTGATCTTTTTGTAATTGTATTGTTTTTGATAGTATTTTTTCTATTGAAAGAACTGATTCTTTTATAGAAAGTATATCATCTCTAAGTCCAGACTTACCAAATTTTTGTTTCTGTTCATCTTTACGTTCAGATAATTTTACAATATTTTTATACTGTATATTTTTTACTGGTACTAAAAATTTATCGGCACTTATTTTCTGTTGGGTGTCGCTATTTTTAGATTGAGGAAGAAGTTTTTTAGAATTTATATTCATATTATTCTACTCCTATTATTCCGTAAATCTGAATGTTAATCTTTCTACTGGCAGTATTTTGAAATGCAGAGAACGGTGGAATGTCTCTACCACCACTTTTACTTTGTCCAGAAAGATTTCCACCAGTACTCTTTTTTAAGGGTGGTAAACTAACAATATTGGGAGTTCTATTAACTGATGGTGAGGGTGGTATATAAACATTTTGTTTTGCTGGTATAAAATTATGCTTTTTACTTTCCTCTAAGGAGATATTTGTCTGCTGATCTCCAAAGTTTAAACCATTTATAGTGCTACCAAAAGAATTCTGAATTACATTTTTAAATAATGACATAAAAGATGGTGAAAATGTATTTGTGATGTCAAGTTTTGGATTTACAACCGATTGAATTTCATCATACCCAGATTGTCCAGGTTTCACTTTCTTAGCCAACTGTGGGAAATTTTTCGCCCACTGTTGCATAGGAGTTAATTTTTTGGGAGTTATTGTTTTATTCAAATACTCTTGATTAAAAATATTAGTTTTACCTTTATCAATATTTGTATTACCAAAATTCATAAAAGATTCTTTCATAGTAAAAGGAGACAATTTAGTAGAATTACTTTGTGGTTTCCTTTTACCGTAAGATGGTAATATTTCTTTTTTATTTTCAACCTTACCACCAACAACTCCACCATTAGCAGCTAACTGAACATTATTATACATCTTTGGTATATTTGCTCTTGAACCACCAAACTTAGAATTTAGATTTAAAAAGAAATCTTTTCCAAGAGCATCTACAGTTGGTTTATTCATAACAATTTCACCAGGTTGTGCTGCAATCAATTGAGTATCTTTTCCAGCACCAGTTACCTGAACACCAGTATCAGTATTAATTGCCCCACCACCAGAAAATCCTATGTCTCTAACATTTATAGGTTGAGTATAGAAATCCTGAGGTTTTTGTCTTGTTATTAATCCACCATTAGTATAAGATTTCGTTTTTCCAGTTTCTAAGGAATAAATTTGTTCATCTATTTCAGAACCTTTTCCTTGCATTTTTTCAAACAAGTTTAAATTCTGCTTTTGTTGTTTTAAACTTTCAATTTTTTCTTTATTTGTCCCTGGTTGTGCAGCAGTTTTCCTTTCCTGTTCATTTACAGTCTGAGGAAATAGCATTGGGATTGTTGCACCAGCAGTAAATAATCCAACACCCATTCCTATAGGACTTTTTAAAAACTTTAATAGTTGCGGGAGAACTTTCTTAGTTAATTTAAACCCAAATTTTATTAGGGATGCTGTTATTTTTACTGCAAATCTACCTATACCATTTCCAAATAACAAATATGCACCCAACAATGCGGGCCACCAATCTTTAAGAAATCTAAAAATATTTTTTACTTTTGCAAAATTTTCAGGATTTCCAAGCCAGTCCATCATCTTTATAAAAAATCTACCCAATAAAACATTAGTAATAAAGTTAATGATTTTATCAAGAATACTTTGAAAGGGGGCTACTATTTTTTGTGCTACATTTTTTAAAGTTGATTTAACACCCTCTAGTTTATCTTCTCTATCTGATCTTCTTTTATTTTCTCTCTGCAGTCTTTGAGTATCATAATTTTTTTGAAGTATTTTATTCTGATTAGTTAATAGAGCAGAAATATTTTCCAGACTAGATCTAATTATTTGAATATCTTTTTTGAAGTCAGTAGTTTCTGTAGAAGGTTTCTCTTCAGTTCCTTTTACATCTGGAACAGATACTTTCCCAGCAAGAAAAAATTGATCTTTTGAAATTCTTATGGGTCCAGTTGCTTTTATATTATCTGCATTTAACTTTCTAGATTTTACTTTAAATCTACCAACTTTACCCTTTACTCTCTTATATTCATTAGTTAATAACTCTACTTCTTCTGTTGGAATGCTAGTTGATGTCATTCTAGCAGACATCATTTTCTCTTTTAAGAGAGTTAAATATGTACCATAATCAATATCAAATACATCTTGAAGTCCAAGGAGTTTTAATATTCTCTCATCAATTTCTTCGTCAACTAAGTCCTCTTCTTTTTTACCTTCATATAAAGTTAAAGAACCTGGAGGATTATTATCAGCAGATGCCGATCCTCCTGGTTCTTTAGGTGGTTTTTCTCTTTCTATTTTTTTCTTTTTACCTTTATCTTTTACATAATATTCCCACAAGAATAAAATATATTGATTATATAAATCAAAATCTTTTGTATTTTGTGGATTTTGAACAGCATCAATTGGTGATGGATAATCTTTATCCGATGCAGTATATGATTTAATAAAAGTATCTACAACTCTTTCCGCCTTTACACCAAAAGTATTCTCGATTAAATACTTGCTTCTCTCTATTCGATCAGCAAGTATTTTCTTGTACGAATTGGATCTACTTGTTTTAATTGTAGATACTGGCCAAAACTTATCGATAAACTTTGGTTTACTTAACGCCATTTTGCTGTTGCTGTTTAAGTTTTTCTTCTTCTAAATGAGCTTGGAGTAAAGCAACATAAATGTCTCTTTCCCACGGCAACATACTTTCAATCTCAGTTAATGAGTATTTATGATACTGCATCAAGGCAAAGTTTAACTTAAAATAATTTTCAAGGTCCATATGGACCAAGGCTATACGAAAAAACTTGATAACCCTTCCAGAATTACTGTACTTTCAACTTTAGTGCTTGGATTTTTGACTTTGATTTCATGCGAAAGTTTTGGCATAGTTTCAAAGAATTTTTCAACCTTCTTGAATTGAGAAGAATTCATTTGCTCAAGAAAATCAACTACTTCTTTTTTAGTAACATCAGAAGAAGTCCAAATTTCTTCTTCAGTATAAATTTTCTCAACACATGAAGCAACTAAGTCAAAAGATTGTTCCATATTATTATCATTAGTAAAATCAAAATTACTCTTAATAAATTGATCCAATGATGGATATTTCATTTCAATAGCAAGAGCATCATCAATCTTAATTTGTTTACTGTGGTCAGGATTTTTTTGAACCTGAATATCATCAATGTTAATTTTTACTTGAACAGTAGTTTGTTCATCATCTGGGCAAATAATATTGACATCAATTTCTTCACCGACAGATTTACCACGAATATTTAAAAACAAATATTCAATATCAAATGTTGGAAGTGTTTCAACTTTTATATTTTTAGTTAGAATACAATTTTTAATTACATTTTTTATTGCATTAGTTATCTGCTTAGAATCTTCTGTCTCTAAAGCAATGACTAAAAGTTTTTCCTCTCTTACAAGAAAAGGTCTATATTCAATTGATTGTCCAGTAGATGGCAATTCCAACTCATATGTTGGTGTAGATATTTTTGGTAAAGGCATAATCTGTCATACAATTCAGATGTTGTTTTATTTATTATGCAAAAGCGGATGAACCTAATACACCTCTGTCAACATTTCTTCCATTAAAGAAATTAGCACTATTAGTAGCATCTTGAGAACTTCTTCCGAAATTATTATAATACTCGTTAGTCAATATATTTTGAGTAATAAATGGCGTATTTGCTGTTATTGGTTGTGTAGCAACTGGTGCTGGTTGTTCTATAGTGCTTTGCTCTGGAACATCATTGAAACGATTTACATAATATCTACTATAAACAAATGACACTGTAACTTTTAATAAGTTGGAAGCATCATAAGAAACTGGCATAGAATTTATACTTACAGGAAATGCTTTCATAAAAGTGTATCCAAGTTGAGCACCATAATCTCGTTCATATTTAATTATTTGTATTTGATCAGTGGTATAATTATCTGGCCAAGTTGGTCTAGATGTAAAAGTTCTTTTATCAACTCCATTAGCAAAACTTTCATTTGTAATATATTTCATCCACGATTCAAAAAATCTTATTGGAACATAATTATAATTTACATAAAATGTAAAATCTGCTCTATCATCATACAATCTCCTATAAGCATGTTTTTCATTAACCCCAATATAATCATTCACTATATCTAATGTTGCAAGAGATGATCCAGGTAAAGATGCTTCACTACAAGAAACTTCAAAAAAATCTTCATCCAAAGATATACCAGCATTTTGTTGTATAAATGCAGAAACATCACCAGGAACAGCAAGTTTTACAGAATAATGGGAAGTAAGTGCTGGTCGTAAAATATTTGTCTTTAATTGTGCTACTGTCTTTGGAGCGACCATCTATAAATAAAACTACTATTATATTATATGTAGTCAAGATAATGGGAGAAAGTATAAAAAGTAAATATCACCCATCAAATCCATTTAAATATAAAGGAAATCCTAATAATATAATTTGCAGAAGTAGTTGGGAAAGAAAGTTCTGTAGATGGTGTGATATAAATGACAATATTCTTGAGTGGGCAAGTGAAGAATTTTTCATTCCTTACATATCACCAATCGATAATAGAATTCATAGGTACTATCCAGATTTTATAGTAAAGATGAAAGATAGGTTTGGAGAAATAAAAACTTATGTTATTGAAGTAAAACCAAAAAGACAAACATTACCACCAGTTAAAAAATCTAGAGTGACAAAAAGTTTCATCTACGAAGCAAAAACTTATGAAGTTAATAAAGCTAAGTGGAAAGCAGCAAAAGAATGGTGTGAAGATAGATTATTAGTATTTAAAATTATTACCGAAGATGATTTAGGTATTAATTAATGGCAAAAGAAATCAACAGAATTAAGTCATTAAAATCAAAAATTAAAAGAGTAACTGATCCAGAAGATCTAATGGTCTACATTATGGATGCATTAAAAGAAATTGATCTAATACCTACACCAGGGAAACATTATACTTTTGTTTATAGACCAAAAACCCCAAACATAACATACGATCAACATCCACTAGTGACATGTTTAGAAATTCAAAAGTGGG